ATGAAGATGATGAAGAAACCATCAAGATCAAAACGAGACTTGGAAAGATAGACACGAAAAAATTCTCAAAAGCGTTCAATGAAGTTTACGAAAAAGTTGCGCCCACCAACATTGATAAGAGCAAAAACGAATGGTTTCAAAAAGACGAACCCGAAATGGACATCCCGGAAAATATTACGGTTTCTACCATGGGTAAGGCACTTGATACTATGAGATCACAGCAAGTAGTTGTTCGGAGAGATGTACAAGAGATTAATCGTGGTAGAGGATCCGGTCTATATGATGACGATGAAGATGGTTCATACATCGGTTCAGACCCATTCGGGAAACTCCGGTTTGATGATCTCCGAAGGGTCCATAAAGACGAAACGGTTTTCAATGTGCGCGAGACGGATATTAATCATGTTACGCAGTATAAAAATGCGGAACATCTTGCAAGATCACGTAAACAACAAGAGTCAGAACCACTTGACCAATCCGCTGCTATTGCAAGGGAAGCGGCACATAAGACTGCATATGAAGAAAGAATGGCACAGAAACGCCATGCCGCGACTTTAAAAACCATCGAGCATGAAAAAAATAACGGTCAGGTCATGGCTACGCTGTTTTATCGCTTAACGAATTAGTCTCATATGGTTGCCTGCGTGGTTGAAATAACCACTCTTTGCTGACTGATGTCATGAGGGCTCCGTAATCAGTATGACGACATTCTATGTCACTATACCCAGCAAGTTGTGATACCGTTATTGGTGTGATTAAAAACCATTTCCCCGTCTTCTGTAGACGTTTCCAGTAAATATCAAGAGCAAATTCTCTCCTGTTTTGAGGATTTCGTAACAAGTTTGTTACTCCTTCCCGATAGTTTGAAATAAGGGTGTCGTAATACTCTCGTTTTACCACGTACCCGGTTGTAGTCTGGCAATTATAGACTTTTATGCAAAATGGCGAAACTACTTGGTATGGTATGGAATTGTTGCCAGCAACGAGAATGACGTCCCATTCTATACCCGAATCAATGAACTGCCGAAACGATGTTTTGAATGTTTCGGGGTCGAGGAAATGGATGTCATCCTCACAAATAAACACGTGCTCCCATCCCTTTTCCTTGGCAATCTCAAGGCATTTAATATGACTAAATGTGCAACCGACTGCACCGTCGTCCATCTTAATCGCACTGAAACGTGTGCCCGGAATGCCCATATTGGAGAGTTGTTCTTCCACATGCTCACAACGGTCCGTGCGATGATTAAGATTTATGTAAAGGCAATTTTGTAAGTACTCCATGTAGTTACAAATATATATTTTCTATGTTTATGTTATTTTACTTATCGATCGTCCAAGTTAATAATACGATCCATGTAAGGGAGAATGTCCTGATCATGAGTAATAACAATTAATGTCCTGCCTCCCGTTTCATCCACAATTAATTTCATTATCTTCTTACGTGTGTTGCGATCAAGACCAGCCAACGGTTCGTCTAATACGAGCACTTTGGATTTTCTGCAGATACCACGTATTATCATAGTAACTTTTTGCATTCCCAGTGATAACTCTCCGCCAGATACACCGACATCCGCATCCACGCCGTTCACGAAAATCCCTTCAAGATCATACTTTTTAAGTATACCGCGAATTTCCTTCTCAGAGCGGGAATTGCCATATTTCATGTTATCAATTACTGAACCATTGAACATGGCCGTACGCTGATTATTGTAGTTAACGTGTTCGCGGAGTGAATTCTTGTCTACGCTTGATACATCGGTATTGCCGATTTTAATGCTGCCCGATTTTGGACTGTGAAGACCGACCAACAGCTTCATAAGGGTTGTTTTCCCCGATCCAGATTTTCCCATGATCGCAATCTTTTCATTTTCCGAAATTTGAAGGGAATAATTGTTAAGAACAGCATCACCGTCCTTTCCGTATGAGAAAGTAACGTTATTGAAATATATGTCACCGGAAGGAATATTGGTTGTCTTCGTTTTCAGTTTGCTATATTTGAATGCATCATTGATAAAGTCCTTTCCAGAGTTAATAATACCGGCGCGATAAGCTACATTGTACATAAGACCATAACCAACCGTGTTCAATGAAGATGTGAAATTTCCTAACACAAGAAGCGACGCAATTGTTGTCTCAACATTAAGTGTACCATTGGCTACATGTCCATAAAGGGTAAATGCGCCTGCGCCATACATGACCGTCATGAAAGTGTCCATAATGCCCATGGCAACCGTTTCGTGATCCATGATTTTTTTGAGTTTTTCACAGTTGGTATCCTCCATTGCATCATTGCTTGCAATTGCTTCATCGCCTTGGTTGTTTACCACTATGTTCATCATATTACTGAGCTTACTTTGCAGTTCTTCAGCAACCGTGTTCATGAAAAAATCTTCACGATCTTTTGCAAGATGCATTGCTTCAAATGCAGTGTGAATACTGTAAACCAGCAATAATACGCTACCGCCTGCCATGATTTTCCATATTCCCGGGACAGTGTACGACAGATACGCGCCATACACTATAGTCATGACAACATATGGAACATAATGACCAAGTAAGTAATGAAACAAGTCTCGCACATTTCGTGTGAGTTCCATCCCTCGCGCCAGATACTCCGCACTTTTAATATCCTTGTAATCAGTTGCACTTCTATTTACAGTACCCGCAAACATGGCAGTTCGCAAGTACTTAAAGTACAAAGGATTCAAATATGACTCAATCGCAAATTTTCCCATGTCCGCCAACTTTCCAAGTGCCATAATGAGTATTGTCGCTACGACGAGACCGGCTGCATTAAGTTTTTTAAGATTGCTCAAAATATCATACGGATCAGCAAACTTTTTCGTCTCTTGTAATGCTTTATACAACCGGGCAGTTATCTTTGGAAACAATATGCCTTCAAGAGGGAATATAAATATGATAATGGCAAAATAGCTAAGAAAAATGAGTATGTGTTCCGACGCGAAGTCGCCAAATAGATATTTAAATAGCATATATATTGTACTTATAAAATCAGTCTGAAATATTAACCACCTCCTCCAAACTATCCTCTTTTGTTGCGCGTTTATTGTTTTCCTCGTCTGTATTGGTATGACCTTCATCACTTACGTCAGCATCATGTCCGTTGTCATCACTATCGTCACTAAGTTGATTAAACATCGGTAACGCTTGTGTATCATTATCATGTTTGTTTTTCATTGAGGCTAATTCGGCGCTGATCGTTTCAAGATGCGATTTCAAACCATTTACCTGAATCTTTAAATCGGAAATCATTTTCACAATATCGGATAGCGTGGTTGTTGTATCATTGCGAAACGATTGAATCTCGCTTGCAATCGGATTACTTATAGTAATTTCGTTCCTACTTTCCATCAAAGCATTCATCTCGTTCTGGGTTACAGGTCGCTCATTATCAGCGGGTTCAGTAAAATTTGGCGTGGTCGGTACTGGTCTATCAAACATTGTAGCATATTCTTGTTGACGCGTTTCGTACATTGTATCCATATTCTGAGGTTGCTGGGTCGTTTTTGGAACAAGCCGTTGTTTTATGTCTTCTGCCATTTTCTGAAGTGTTCTCCGGTTAATCCTTCTCAGTTTTGTTTCATTTACCGGTCCTACTTCCGAATGTATTTTCCGAATAAAATCTCTAAACCATTGGGTTTGCTCTTCCATGCCGGAGAACGCACGAGACACATCAGGTTGGCTGGATATAATATCCCATAATCGTTTTTGGTTTCCTTCATCTACAAATGCTGCCATTGAATTTTATACCACGCTGTATTTAATTTATTTGAGTTGGTACATATTATTATGAAATCCTAATAATATTACTTTTTCTTTCGCTCAGTTTTGGACTTTCGGCGATTCTTTGAATTCTTTTTGCGTCGTTTTTTGAGGGTGTTTGATTTCCCTGCTCCCTTTACGGGATATATCGTGAGAGGATCCGCCTCGGTATATTCAAATGCGTCCGTCCCATTTTGCGCCCCGGTCTCATTTTCGATATTGCGGTATAGATTCACAAGAAAGTGATCCACGTAATCGGTCGGTCCATATGGCACCTGACCTTCGTAACTATGTTCGATGCGTCCCACCTTGTTTCCCTTGGAGTTGACAAAAGGTGCCGGGAATACACGGGTATAGATAACGAACGATTCTTTCTCAAATGCCTCTTTCTGCAAAATTCGCTTATATCGGTTGTTGAACTCGGTAAGCGCATTATAAATATCGGTAATACCGGTTTCGATCTTGCGTATTTTTTCTTCCATTTCTTCGTCTACGTCCTCAAGTTTATAGATAGCTTCTTCGTATACCAATACCGATGCGTCAAAATCAATCTTCAACACACCCAGCTTTTCCTTATGCGCAAGTAGTTCCTCCGATTCTTCAACACCTTCGGTCTCTTCAATTGCGGTTTTAAAGTCGGCTATCTTTTCTGGCATTATGTCAATAATATTAAACTCTTGGTCCGCAGTTTCGGGATTGGCATCGCCACTTGCTTCTTCGGAAGACACCTCCTCAGATTCGTTAGTCGTCCCCTGTGCCGCGTCGTCGGAAATTGTTTGAACAACGAGAGCGCTATTATCAATAGGCTCAGACGCCGCATCTTGCTTGGGTTCGTCACTGTCGCCGGGCATCGCATTGTCAGTCGAACCGTCGAAAGGCTTACTGGAACTATCGAAGCTGGATTGCGCAGGCGGTTCCTCGCCGGTTTCTCCTTCACTGGGTTTAACCGGAGCACCCAATCCCATTGGTGTTTCGGGAGAAGTTTCAGTCGACGTACCTTGTAAAGGAGTATTTTTTAGAGCTTCCACTCGCGCATCATAACATTTGGTGTATTCGATAAATTTCTCGTTTGCTATTTGCTGACACTCTTCAGACTTATCATTTTTATCAGGATGGAGTTTTAAGTATGCGCGCTGACTATTTTTTTTTAATATGTTCTCATCACCAATGTCTTTCATATCTTCACATGCTTGATCCACTTTATAATTATGAGCTTTACATTGAGACAAATCAGCCATGGTATGTATAAGTATACACTACCTATACATATTTTCATGAATTACATGTTAAATAGTTTGGTACGCAATTGAGACATTGTCTTATCACTAATTTGTATATCATTAAAATAATTTGAAATCTCTTCTGGCGTTGATTTACGTCCATTAATCTTTTGTGTTACATGAGTATCAAGGAAGTGTAATGCATACATACCGCATTGACCGTCTTCCAATTGATGCTCACGTATCGTCTCGTATTCAGTCATTCCTCCACCTTCGCGCTTGATACGATCCATAAAGTCTCGAATTTCCCTGGGACAAGGGCTGCCCACGCTGTCAAAATACATAATATATTTCTTCTTAAAATCGGCAAACAATGACACCCAGTGTGTTCCCGGGCCATCATGTGTGTCCAGGTTAAATACCCATCCCGCTCGCTTATAATCGCCCATGCCCTTGGGACTAAAATTGCATATTTCAGGAGTTATGCATGCGCCTGACCATGTACGTTGCGCAAAATCAATGGGTGCGGGAGAAAAATAGATGAAATCAGGGTAAGCCTCCATGTATTGATACATTACCGAGTCTATATTAACATTCGTCAGCCACGTGTCCATGTTTGTCCGCCACTTCTTTGGCGCAGAGGGCGCAAAGTGGAGAAATCGCAGCCGCACAGCGACATCAATAGGAAGCGTATTTAGCCAGCACATTTCATTTTCCGAGCATTTTGGCATACGCCTCTTTAATGCGCTCAACATTCCCTTTTTGGTATCCGCCTTAATGGGAGAGCTATTGTGTCGGTTAAACTGGGTCACTATTTCTCGAAGCGCGGATACAGTAAAGCATGTTGGCCCTCCTCTATATCTGGGAGCACAACGGGTTTTATTTTTAGGCGTTCGTTTTTGCGGACGCGTTGATTTGGTATTTGCAGTTGGCATCTGATATACCTGTAGAATTTATCCTCGTTTAACCACGCGGTCAGAACTCCAGAATGACCAACCAGAGGTGTCTGCATGTTTTTGTACCTGTTCTTCTTCGTAACGTTCTCGTTCGTCGTCAGTCTCTTGCTGTATTTTTTCAAGTTCCCATGATCTATGCAGGCATTTAACAAATGACCGAAACAAAACATACATATCGCTATTTACCGTTTTCCCATCAATAATGTCTTCTACCTGGGACATTATCTTGCCTTTTGTCTTCTTCATGTCTTTAAGAAATGTATCGCCGTAATTATCGGGTTCCTTTACCTCCATAACCTTTCTGTAATTCTTTGCGTTCAACAAACATTGAAGGGTTATATCATTCATTCCATCGGGTCCCTCTTCATCACTCACTCTATCTCCCTCTTCTTCTAATAAACTAACATCATCACAATCATCATGTTCCATATAATCCATATATACAATCAGTATGTTTTGAGTTGTTAAAGTAACCGCAAATCATCAAAAAATGTCGCGGTAATGTATAATGTCCAATTTAGGAGGAGGTGCACAAGGATTCTCAGGAAAGCAAAATAGACTCGGGTATAGACTTGGTCAACAATCGGCCACGCGTCGTGTTGTGCGTTTATCATGGAACGGCGCAGGAACTAATTACAATGAGGTAAAATATCAGAACGCCACTACCGCATCATCGGGTGATTATACCCGTTATCGTCGTGAACGCGCGACTGCAAGAAACTACAATGACAGTGTATTGTAAATCAGCAACATTTTTCTCAAATACTGAGAAAAATGTTTATTTTGCCCTTTTCATGAATTTATATACAATATATGTTCCAACCAGTGTAACTGCTCCAACATATGCATGGATCGATATGGTATTTAATACGTTATTCTTAATTGCGTCAAGAATACGGTAATCCGTACCATCGTCATCTTCGGGTAAAAATGTGATAAACGGTATTTGGTTTTCATCAAGGGAGCCATATTGCTCAATATAGTCATTCACTGGGTCAGAACTTATTGGTCGTGTCAATGGTTGTTTATAATTATGCTTATTCACATACGCCGGAACTTTTATTATGTCTTGTTTAAAGTAATTCACAAACATTATATTATACATACAGCATTTAATATCAACGTGTGTACATATCAAAGGTCATTTTAATAGGTCCTGCTCCATGAGTCATTGTCTTCTTATACTTCGGGTAGCCGTGGTCGGCACATGGCGTATTTGTGCCTTCCGCTGGTAACAAGTTCTTTTCAAATTTATGGTACAGGTCGTAATCATCAGGCGACATACAAGCCTCGCCGCACTGATTGAAGATGTCATCTATAGACCAGAATTTTGCGAGACCCGCAGAGGCGTTACATTCCTCACAACATGGGTCAGTGTCGGGCTTAAACGGGTGCCAAGATGCTCCAACCTTAGGCATCTGCGCCTTAAGAGAAGCATGCAAGCGAAGCGAGTCAACGTACATCCACTCCACAGCTCGGGCGGGACTGAGTAGCTTGCAGTAGTGCATCCCTGCGGGACAAGGAAGATGCTTTCCATCAGCCCCCTTCTCCCCACAAGGAAAAGGATTCGAGTTTTTGTAGGGAAATGAAGCTGAAAAGAGTTCCACTCCCTGATCACCATGATCATTGTAGTCGAGTCCAGACCAGATCCAACACGGTCCTGCGGCACACACTTTCTTATCCGCATGAGATACCACTAACTGCTGTCCCACGCTCTCATAGCGTTTGCGGGTGGCGTCGGGGATGAGGTTGAGCGCATAATCAATCGCAGCCTGATTGATTTCTGCGCAGCGGGCCGCGTCCAGACCGTCCGATACATCCAGGTCCAAGTCTGCGGCACCGGTTACATTGGCTGCCTGCCAAATCGCCTGTCGCGATTTCATCTTGGACTTTAATTCTTTGGCAGATACAGGGACAAACCCAGAGTCAATGGTGTCAGAACCGATTGATAACCGCCAAATATCCATCTCCGACCCTGTCTCGTACCACACCTGTGTGATGGAGGTCATTTCAAGCGTACACCGTGACGCGTCTTCACAGAGTGCTGCATCCTTGCCATTACCTGGGTTGCCCGATGGAGAGTTCGGTGTCTTAACGCCCGTAGCACGGTCAGTGCCCGCATGTACCTTGGGTAAGTGACATGACGGATCTTCTTCTGTAACCATATGCTGGGAATCCATCGCGGCAAACTCAAGGCCATTCACGTCGCCGCCCATGATGGCGGTTGCCCGCGCCGTCCATGGGGTGCCCGCGGTACATCCCGGTTGCTCGGGACAAGTTCCGTACTCAAGACCACCGTACTCATCCACGGCCTCACAGTAGCATGGAGGTTTGAACTGATGGTATCCCTCCATATGTAGAGCCTCAATCAGGGGACTAAAGAGCTCTTGCGATGTCTGCATACGTGCATCAAGTTGACTGTAGGATGCATTGCCCAGAAGGGCCTGCATGAAATAGGACATATCAGCAGCCACGAGTGCATGTGCCTCGTCGTATGTGATTTCAGGAACAAAGTCTCGATCCTTAACGAGCAAAGGGATCTCCCCAGAGGCGAACTGCATGTGAGACATTCCCTTGATGGCCGTTACTGGGAAGTAATGGGCATTCCGATCGGGGTCCTCTGCCATGTTAATCATCGTGTACGAAGACTCGGCAATACGAGAGATACGGCAGAGCCCGTCAAGCTCGCCCCCAATCGTGAGTACAGGGCAAGTAGGATATGCATATTGTCCGGGACCTATTTCTGCCACCGCATCAGACTTAAATGATCGTGTCAAGAATGATCCCATAAGAACCATCCCCTTCGGGTCATTGAACCCATCGGGGAGTTTCTCTGGCTTGGAAACCAGGGAAGAAATCACAACGCCCCCAAGAGAGTGACCGCTGTAGAAAGTTTCATGACCGGCGGCAAGACCGGCCGCCAGAAGCGAATCCGCTACACGTTCAACCCCCTTCTTCATTCCAATCGTGGACACGTTCGCGGGTAAAGCCGGGATACCCACCCATAAACCAGGAATCAACTTTTGAAGGGACTCCATTAGGGGGATGTAAGCATCGGGACCTATTCCACAACCAGGGGCGAGAATCATGGCTATATCATTGCCCTTACTCGCAACGTTTGGCTTCATAATAATATCTTTATTGCTGCACATAACTGCACTAAAATAAGCTACAAGACATAGAATGCTCAAATGAGAAGATACAAACATTATATTATACATAAAGCTTTAATATCCAAATACTTTCGCAATGTATGGTATATGAAAGAAGATACCGCAATTGATCCTAATGCCGTATATAGAGCACTTATTTCATCACAAAGAAACATGTTTGTAAGTACCACAGTCGCAATTGCACTTATTGGTTTTAGTAACACATTTTCCGATAACAAATTGCGGTTATTAATGACCGCATTGGGCAGTGCAATACTCGTCATTTCCATTATTATTGGTATGTCTGCTGCACAGGAATTTGCAAGCTTCATGAACCATCATGGCGACCTTATTCCAGAATATGTACCAGAAGGCACATGGCAACGCATACCTTACTTGCATTACGCATTTATTTCCGTGATTGCCGTTTTCTACATTACGTTTACTGTCGTAGTTTTCTTGCAGTAGAATGTATGTTTCAAAAACATACATTCCATATACTTAGAACGAAGCATTGAAATCGAACACATTCGCATCTACCTTCTTATTGGCAAGCGAGTATTCAGAGTTGGTGCGCTCGAAAAAGTTCACCTTGGTTTCTACGCTGATCAACTCCATAAAATCAAACGGGTTGGCGCTGTTGTAAATTTTGTCGTATCCAAGTTGCACACACAGACGGTCAGCAACAAACTCGATATATTGACTCATAAGCTTGGAGTTCATGCCAATCATACGACAGGGGATAGCCTCCAAAATGAACTCTTTTTCAATTTCTACCGCCTCGGATACAATATCGTGAATGCGCTTCTTCGACAGCTTCTTTTGAAGCTTGGTATACAACAGAATGGCGAACTCCGTATGGAGGGCTTCGTCACGAGAGATCAATTCATTTGAAAAGGTGAGACCGGGCATGAGGCCGCGTTTCTTGATCCAGTAGATGGAGGCAAAACTCGACGAGAAAAATATGCCCTCTACCACAGCAAATGCCACGAGGCGGGCCGCAAAGGAACTGCGGTTATCGTTGATCCACTTTCGGGCCCAGTCGGCCTTTTTCTGAATGCACGGAAAATGATCAAGAGCATTGAATAGTTTGTCACGATCCTGTTTGTCTTTAATGTATGTATCGATCAATAGGCTGTACATTTCACTGTGGATATTTTCGATGGCAATTTGAAAACCATAAAAAGCTCGGGCCTCGGCCAGTTGCACGTCACCCATAAAGCGAATGGCCAGATTTTCCAATACAATGCCGTCGGATGAAGCAAAAAATGCTAACACCATACTGATAAAATGTTTTTCGTCCTTACTTAGTTTTTCCCAGTCACCCAAATCGCGAGACAAATCGCATTCCTGTGGAACCCAAAAACTATCCACGGATTTTTTATACATCTTCCAGATGTCATTATCTTTGATGGGAAACATTACATAGCGGCTATCGTCAGGAGTAAGCAAGGGCTCTTTGGTCATCGTAGAATCCGTCATTCCTAAATTACAATAAAGAGGGAGTAGATTTTATGTTTTTTCATAAATGAATATCTATTAGCATATATTGAATAATTGTAATTGTTTTAACAGCAATTATGCTAACAAAATTTGACAAATATTCGTATATTATGATAATTCGGCGACAATTTCCGTCGACAATTTGGGATCAGAAACGCTGTTAATAATATTTGTTGGGGATTTTATGCTGTCACCTTCATCAAGAAGCATGATTCCCATTGCTGCATAATTATGTAAATCAATAAGTGTATCACGGATACCCTCATCATCAACGAGTGCAATTCCATTATTTGTAATCGACATAGATCGCTGAATCTTATCTTCGATCCGCATAAGAACTCCAATAACACCATATTTGGCAAATGCGTCCCCATAATCCGCATTTTTCTTCTTGAATAGCTCAAGACCGGCACGTTGGACGAGTTCCATTTGCTCAACACGATTCATTATATACTTACTTACACATCATGTTTTTATATTTTTTTAAGATTATTCCTGTGTGACACGAGCATTAACAGTAATAAATAATAATTTGTGAATTGTTTTCAGATTTTTATTTTCTGTAGGAGCAATATATATTAGCGCCCTCTCCCATGCACAATAAAAATTCCAAGACTGATGGGTCCCGGCGTAACAAACGCAGCAAAAAGTACGTTGACGCCCGCTTTATGGACGATATGTACGAAACATCCGATCCGGTTAGTAATACAGGCGATAATTATCAGTACCTATCCGTACGTGAAAAAGAGCGTCTGGAGAACATGTTTACCCGCCCACAAAATATCAGTCAGGAGCGATATACCAGAGTATTAGGACAAAAGAAAAGCAAGATTGTTGTTGCCACTGGACCCGCGGGTACAGGAAAGACATTGTTTGCAACAGAATATGGTATTCGTTATTTTATGAGAGGCACTGTAGAAAAAATTATTTTTACACGACCGTCGGTAGCAGTAGATGAGGATATGGGTTACCTTCCGGGTACCCTTGAAGAAAAAATGGCACCGTGGGTACGACCTATTTATGATATATTATACACATTTATCAGCGCAAAAGAGGTGACCGAGCTTATTGAGGAGAAAAAAATAGAGATTGCTCCTCTTGGTTACATGCGCGGGAGAACCTTTAAAAATGCATGGATTATCGCCGACGAAATGCAAAACTCCACCGTTGCTCAAATGAAAATGCTTCTCACGCGCATCGGAGAAAATAGCAGAATCGTTATTACCGGCGATTTACAACAGCATGATCGTGGAGACGCGTTGAATGGCCTGGAAGACTTTCTCAACAAATTTCGTGGGCGTCGAAGTTCAAGTATTACCAGTATTGAATTTCAAAGTGACGATATTCAGCGCGAAGAAGTAGTGAAAGAAGTACTTGATATATACGAAAATGAATGCATTCCTCCTGCGTATCGCGACGACCCATTGTTTATTTCCACAAAAAATGAAATGGATAGCGCAAGTGACTTATCTGACGATATAATACAAGAAGAGGTAGACTATATCGGAGAACCTGACGTAAAATCCTCAGAAGTGTGTGATTCAATTGTAAAAGATGTAGTAAACCTACTTGCAATTACCGTTGAAAATTCTGTTTAATGTCTCATTTTTATTCGACGGTTATACTATAAAGATGAGATTGATCAAAGAAACTACCATTATAAATGTTGTTGTATTGTTTGCGCTACTCAATGCAGCATACCTCATTTACTATAAACATATGCCCGCGATGTTTGCATTTTTATTGACCGGGCTCATTGTTTCGTTTTTTACGCGTAATGTAACCATTGTGCTTACTATCGCCATTATTGCAGCACACTCCTTTATTATGTACAAGAAACATCACAAGGAAGGTTTAGAAAATAAGGACAAAAAGTCCAAGAAAAACTCTGAAGACGATGATGAACCAGAAGACCCCGTTGACGACGACGATGACATGGGGGATGAATTTGCAAATATGTCCAAGGACCAATTGAAGGACATGATAAGTAAGAGAAAAGACATTCAAGAGGACCTTACGAATATTCTGAAGATCCAAAATGAGGTCGTTGGCGGCGCACAAAAGCTTGAGCCGCTTATGAAAAAGACGGAAGCATTTATTAACAAATACAAACACCTCGAGGACCTTGGACGTAAATTCATGAAAGAGTCATCAGAGTAAAATCGTATCTTATTGTATATGAACCCTGATCTTATACAATTAATTTTAATCATTGCCATATTTTCGCTGGTCGGCGCATATTTATATGAAGAAACGACCGGGGTCAGTATACACAAAGCTACGAAACATTATTACAATGAAACTTTGTACACAGTAGGGCTTAAAAAACGACCAAAACGAGAAGCATTTGTAGATAAAATCGTTAAGATTTTTATCGGTATAGGAAAAATCCTGACGAATGTGCTGGGACTCGCCAAATTCTTTGTAGATCTGTCTACCGGAACATTGTTCTTGGTCACTGGTGCCATAATGGCGGTGTCTCTATCTATCATGTCAATCATGAAGGGGTTTTGGGAATGGTTTGTGCTAACTCTTTACATAATAGAATTCTCATTGTCCCACCTCTTTTGTTTTATGAAAATAATGTTTACTGCGCCATCATGCTTAATATGGTATGCTCTTGAAACATTCGGTAAGATTCTTTACCTATGCACATTTGGTCTTCTGATTGGTATTATGGCACTATTCGGCATTGATCTGAAACCCGCTGAGACCGCAATGTGGAGAATGCTTATGTATTTAGACAGAATCGTGTTCGGACTCATCGGATACCATTTCTTACACTTCCCTCGTTGGGTTCGGGATCTCTGCTATAACTGCAAACGGTTAAAAACGTCGACCGTAGGAAGTCAATTTGCGCGATTAAGTGAAGTCATTCTTAAAGACGTACCAAATGACGCCAAGCCCGGATTGTCGTTAATGGAGAAAGGTGGTTCTCAATTCATTGATGCGCTCAAGTTTATCAAAAAGGCACTTGGGTAAATATATGTCTGTATTGTAATGGCAAGTCACTGTCCTCCTGGTGTAATATGTATTGAGAACATGACCTTATTCATGTTAATAATCGCAATTGGTATTACGTATTATGTAATGCGTATTCCAGAACAAAAATCCTCCATCATGCCTGAAGTAAATCTACGGGTCACAAATGAAAAACAGGATAACATTTTTTCCGATCCATTTAGAGCACCTAAAGACCATACACAAGGCATCCCTATTAATATGCGCACTCGCGGCGATGACGGAAACTTTCAACAAATCGGAATTCTCACTCGCCAAGGTTCACCCGAGAACCTAATCCTCCCTCTCATGGGACGGTCGTCGGATCGCGGCCGTGACCTATGGGAATATTATACCATGTCCAACACAGGGGCAGTGAATACACGACTGCCCATAAAGGTAAATGGTAAGGACTGCAGTTCCCAATATGGATGCACGTCCATTACAAGTGGCGATACTGTATTTGTTGACGGGTACAACGATGTGTTTGCCGTAACTAAGTACGAAAACGCAACTCTTCGATATATACCCACCGTTCTATAATCACACCATTATTGTTATATTTTGTATACCTATACAGTATATGGCATCATTTAACCCAAATAAGGACCCAGATCTAAATCGAATACTTATTCACGATTTTAGCACGTCACGGTCCCTTAATCTCAACAATAATACACTACGTAAACTGAAAGATTATGTACAAATTACCCGTCTTAATAGCATCTATCCGGATAAAACGATAACTATTGAGGGGGTCGATTATCTCCCAACTGAATTCTATTTCATGGGAAAAATACATAATATATCAGGTCTCAAGCAAGCGGGTGAGATTGTAATTAAGCACACGCACTCAAACGAAAGTGAGTTGTATTTATACTTGCCTGTCATGGTCGATCCTATCGCCGAAAGTACTCCGGTAAGCAATTTAATCTCGTCGGTTGTGGAGTTCAACAAAGATGACGATACCACCCAACCGTTTAATTTTGCTCGCGTGATTGATAAGCAAAAGAACGCATTTTATTACAAAACCGACAATATTATTTCGGTCGTATTTACTGCTCCATTATTTGTACCTGAATATCCAGATACCTTCAGAGGGGTACCGGAATTCATGAAAGCGCCCAATGCGAAAGACTATTCGATCATTCCGCTTAACCTTACGAACGATGAACAGATATATATTGATTGCAATCCCACTGGAGAAAGTGCAGACACCATTGCTGCATACAATATCCCTATCAACAGCGAGTACTCAAAAATTTCCGCAAATAGCATGTTCGAGCGTCACGCGACGTTTTCAGGAATGTACTTAATAGCACTGATTGGCGTGTATATGATTGTGCCGTATTTTTACCGTACATACATTGTTGAGAGTACCATCCTGTGGGGGAAAGACGATAAGACCCGAAACACAATTTGTCCCGCAAACGAGAAGGACTCTTTTATTGAATGCATCCATAAGAGAATTGCTCAGTCAAACTCAATTATATGGTATATCTTTGTTGCAATCATCATGCTCCACTTTTCAGAGGGACTTATTGAGAAGAATTCCACTCAACTGGCGATTTCAATGTACATCTTTATTGGATTTGTGGCAGCTGTGATGTCAATCATGACCCGCGGTTCGAATCCACAATTCTATTTCTACAAAGGAGAACAGCTCTACCCTCCCCAGGAGACTGAATATGCCAACTTTAATTGGCTTCCAGCAAGCATCCTACCATCATGGCTAAAAATTATGGCACATCCAGAGAACTTTACGGGCCAGGGCATTCGGTGGTACGTTATTGCCCTCCTTATTGCCGTATCATTATTGACAGTGTTATTGACACTTCCCTTAACCGGAACGGTAAAAACCGGCATGAGCATTCGCGGTACTGTATTCTCTGGAATACTATACACAACCGCGATTACAGCGTTCCTGACCACAGTATTCAACCGAGAACCTGAATCATTCAAAATTAACCAGGACCTTGGTTTCAGCAAGTAATGCAATATGATGTTAAACATCAAATTACAGAAATTTAGAGAGCAGATGCACCGTTCAGATCAGAGGCAGTGGGCTTGAAGGAGGTGTCGATCAAGGGAGCGATTTCGCTGTTAATCGGGGCAAGCTTTGCCACGAGCTCTTCCTCCAAGGTAAGCTCGTCCTCAGGCTGCAGCTCATTCATAACAATTTCTTTTTCAAGTTGGCTGGGAGTATGCTCTTGGATAGCATCGCGTGCCACAACATATCCCGAACGCTCTACGAGGACGTAGAGGGCATATACACCGAGAACGGCAATAATGACGGGTTGATTCCTAAACAACATAAGTGCCGCAAGTACAGCAATAAGCTTTCCGGCGACGGTGTTCATGGTACGAGCGATAAACCCAGGGGTTCCCAGGTCAGTGGTGATGTAAAGAAGCAGTGCTCCAATCACAACGATTTCTTTGGGGCTAAGATCGAGGAGAAATTTCATTATATACTATACTCCTGGATTTTTTCACGCAAAACAATATACGTGTTTTGCTGTATTACATATACCTATGGAATTAACTATTGTTGAAAAAGAAAACATCCGCAAAACCTCCCGCATGGGATCGCGCGGGTACGTTATAGCTAAAAGTGCACTATCAGAAGAGCAATTAGACGCACTTCGTAAAGATCTATATGCAAAACCCGAAGTAAACGCCATGATCGGCGGAGCGGTTGACGGGTTTTATTGCTACCGGGAAAGTGAGAAGAAGGTCTACATCCCGCGTTTCTACGGCGAACGCATGTTTGGTATCCCAGACACAACCGATCTATGCATTCATGCATCTGATGGGGAGCATCTTGCATTCCCAAAGGAACTTCGTGACTATCAGAAGGATATTGTAAGTCGATACGTAAAACATGTGAATACCGACAAGGGGGGCGGTGCCATTCTGGAAGTGCCTTGTGGTAGAGGAAAAACCGTAATGGCCCTCAAGATAATAAGCGAACTCAAACAAAAAACACTCGTGATTGTCCACAAAGAGTTTCTCCTCAATCAATGGGTTGAGCGAATCCACGAGTTTCTACCAAACGCGCGGGTGGGGCGCATCCAAGGAAGCACATTCGACGTTGAAGATAAGGACATCGTAATCGGCATGCTACAAACCCTATACATCAAGGACTTGGGGAAAACCGCCTTCGGTGAGTTCGGTCTCACAATTATAGACGAGGTTCATCGAATTGGAAGCGAACAATTCTCAAAGGCGCTGTTTAAAGCAGTGACACCCTACATGCTGGGTATTTCTGCAACCGTCGAAAGAAAGGACAAACTTACACACGTATTGTACATGTTTATAGGCGAACGTATTTATTCTGAAGAACGGTCGGGCGATGACGAGGTTATGGTAAGAGGCGTATACTGGAAATCAAAAGATAGTGACTTTAATGAGGTAGAATATGATTGGCGTGGGACACCTAAATACAGCACAATGTTGTCCAAAGTCAGCAATTTTGGTCCTCGCAGCGATTTCCTCGTGAAAATGTTAGAAGATCTCATTGCAGAAAATAACAATAAACAAATCATCGTGCTGACACATCAACGCGCACTCCTTACTTACCTGTTTGAGGCGATCGAACATCGAGGGTTTGCAACTCGTGGTTATTATGTAGGTGGTATGAAACCAGCCGCACTGGAAGAAAGTGAAGGTAAACAGATTGTTCTTGCAACATATGCAATGGCAGCAGAAGCACTTGACATCAAAACACTATCTACGTTGGTGATGGCATCTCCTAAAACCGACATCACGCAATCTGTGGGACGAATCCTGCGCGTGCGCGGCAATAATCCATTAGTCGTAGATCTTATCGACCCCCACGAACATTTTATGAACCAATGGAATGCACGGCGCGCGTTCTACAAAAAGAATGGGTATCGGATATTTACGTCAAACAGCGAGACATACAAGTCCATGACAGACACCAATTGGCGTTTGTCCCATGACCCCAATGCGCCCGTTAAAAAAGAGGCAAAAAACAAGTGTCTTATCAAATTTTAGTATTATTTACAGATTAAGGAATCTTACAAAACCCCGGATTATTTGCATAAAATTGATTAACTTATTCCTTGTATTTTATTGTATACTAACAATATTACTATGGACATAATACCTCAAGACGTGGAGCCACTGATATTCAAGTGCCTTGGATATCACGATTTGACATTTTGCAAATCTGCATTGGAATATCGAAATGTGGCGGCGGATAAAGCTGCGCGAAAAATTCAGAATTTATTCATATGTTGGAATAACAGAAGAAACGCACTGGAACAAAAAATGATATTAAATACACTACGTTCGTTCAATCACAACGAGTTTATGTTCTTCATGACATGGATGTTTCGGTTTGAAAATCTGAGATCTACATGGCCTGCATTTTACGCGATGAAAACCGGATATGAAGGGGCGGTGAAACCAGTTATGACCCGGTTTGAAGTATGGGAATTTATTAAAAACTGTGTTTCGATGGAGGTAGTAAAAAAGATTGGTTGGTAAACCAACCATGCATCAATTGGGGGTAGGAGCTAATTCCTCCAATTTTTGCCGCAGTCAATACATGTAATAAAGATCGTGGCCGGTTCATCTGCACTTCGTGTCTGCAGTTCATAATACGTGCACTTCTTTGATTTGCAACGTTTGCACGTAAACATATCCGTACTTGCCTCAATCCGCTGCGACATCTTGCTTTCGTCGCGCTTCATTTTTCGTGTAATAAGATCGTTCCAGCGTTCTGGGTTAATCTCCTGATGCGTCATAAATGCCAGCTGTTGGGACTCCATATCTCCAGTTTTGATTGCCTCCATAATTGTTGGTTTGGATACGTTACTAAGAACCGTCCAAAGCTTCGATTGATATATTCTTACAAAATGCCTGTTCGACCATTTTTTAATAACTTTACGATATTGTGCCTCTCGTATGGTAAAGTTAAAGATTCCTTTTTCCAGATTTATACCATTTCGTTCATCATCAAGTAGAACAGTAAGGCGCTTAGCCACTTTTTTGCGAAAGTCATTCGGATGTTTGATTGTGTAAGACACCATTGTAGTATGCAATAAAAACACGTAAGGTATCTATTCAATTTTTTAGGTTAGACATAGTCCTCTTCACTGAGCTCATCATCGGGCACGACGAAGTCGTCAATCACATACCCTTCTTTGGTTCGCGGAAGGTCTTCTTCGCTCTCTTCTTCGCTCTCTTCTTCACTGCCCAAATCCTCAAACCCTCCGAACAAATGTTCATATATCTTATTCCAGTCATCTACTGAGATGTTGGTTGGTGTATCCCCCGAGTAATTCACAAGTACCATTGTACCAAAATACAAGGCGGAATCAACCGGTGGGGGGAGATCATACTTATTCTCATAATTCGCCCGCCCAACATCTTTTGCATATAACGCAACTGAAAATTTCTTTCCCTTTACGGTACAATCCCATGAGGTGCGCTTTTCAAAGCCGTCCACGCTTTTAAACCCCGCTCTACGCGACAATGCATCACACTCTGTACTCTTGACAGATGCCTTCTTCACCTCGCCTTTTTTATCAATTAGGATAATATCAATCATTTTGCTGTATGCCGGTATATTGCTCCACAGTTCAATTCAATTTTGCGTTCATGACATAAGTTTATGTTATACAATACTATTATGGGCCTATTATTTTATTCAATACTCTATCTTCTTGTTATTATTGCCATCCATAAGCTGTATATATATGTACAAACGTCATTCACGAAGCCCGTTATGAAATCAACCGTACTGACTGAAACGCCTGATGATGACCACTCACTGAACGATGAATTTACAATGCATTTGTCAAATTCAAACGATGGCGCTGATTCTGATTCTGATTCTGACGACGATCTTGGTGCAGAATTTAACAACGCATTGAATATGTAGTATTTAGGAAACACACATAAAGCTAATTGAATATGCAGTGTAATGGAGCTTGAACAACATGAAGCAATGGAATTTTTGAATCGTATTCCAAAATACGAACTTTCCTATGAAACTATGCGTCATAAGAAAGATACAACATACGATGTATGTGCAGCCATTCCTTATGGAAAAAAGGTACTATGTTGGTTTACATTTCAGGATGATAAATATGTAGCCTTGTTTTTTGATATGGATAGGGAGCGGAAATTGGGAAGATGCACATGTTTTCATCACGACAATATCCCATTGGCCCTTGGAACAATCGTGTATGGCAGCATGATTTCATCGAACAATTCATCACATAATTACTACGTAATCGAGGATGTGTTATATTATAGCGGGTTGTCTATGCGTGATTATCGGGAATATGAAAAATGGTATTTATCATCCAGTATTGTGGACACATGCAAAGGTATGTTTTCGCAGTATGGTACGCATTTCTTCATGCCCCATATTTGGAAAGCGGACAATGAGTACAGTGGAGTTTTACCACAAACCGTAAGAGATACTATTGGTTATGGTGTACATCACATACAATACAGATCTTACAAGGAGCGCACAACGTGCTTAAGTGTTCCCGTCGCAAAAGCAAGTGCTCCATCAAGACCAAAAGGGCAGCTTTCGTGTCTTGAACTAAGCTGCACTTACTCTCATGATTTTACAAAACCACAATACAGACATAAAACTGTATTTGAAGTGAAAGCAGATCCAATGGCAGACACGTATCATTTGTTTGCATATGGCAAAAAAGGGGCACGTGAATACTTTGGAAAGGCAACTGTGAACAATTACGAAACCAGCGTAAAGATGAATAAAATGTTTCGTATCGTCCGTGAAAACGACAATCTTGATACCATTGAAGAAAGTGACGATGAAGAAGAATTTCAAAATACATCTCCTCATAAATATGTAAAGCTGAATAAAACCGCTGTTTTATTGTGCGAGTTTTCAAAGAAATTTCGAAAGTGGGCAATCATTGGAAATGCCCCCAAAGAGAGTAGGATTGTCCATATTGGACAGCTTGTGCGCAATTATCAGACCATTCGTTAAAATGTATTTCTGCATAAATGCTAATAAAAGTGCTTGGGTGGATCGGATTTATGCTCACAAGCACTTTTTGTTGTAGTCCGAAGGGTGGTCCAAAATAGGCCAAAAGTTGTTGCTAAATAACCTCAAAAACGCGAAAAATGCACTTTTTTGGCATTTGTGACTGAGCTGAGCATAATTCAAAAAACTGAATAATTATAATTATTTATTGCTGGGTTGTTGCTGTTTACGGGTGTTGAGACAGTTAAAAAGTCAGAATTGAAATTGTAAATTTTTGTAAATTTTTTATTTTTTACAAACTTTTTTCGTTTTTCCAAAAATGGACAACGAAATTTTCCAAAAAAACAAAATAAAAGTTTGTAAAAAATGAAAAAGTGGTTGTTAGCATGATGCTCACAACGCTTTTTTGAAATTTGCACTTTTGTGACTGAAAATGGTTCTCCACGTTTCCACTCTCTTTTCATTTTTCGCATTTTTCGGGGGTATTTTTTGAACGTTTTTGAACGCTTTTTGAACGCCCCAAAATTTTACGTTCCACCACCGAACAACTGTCTGAGCATAACTGCTCAGAAACCAAAATGAAAATGTTCGAAAAAAATCACCCAAAATTTTTTTGAACAAGACTGAGACCTTACTGAGTTTTTCTGTAGACAACCATCTACACTGCATTTTATAGTAACAACTTGCGGCATTTTTTAGGCATTTTTTGGCATTTTTTTGTAAGTCCAAAAAATGCTGATAAATTTACAAAACTCGCTGCAAAACTGCTAATCAGGATTCTCGTAAAAATCAAAAATGCTCTTAATTTTTTTTGTGACTGGTCAGTAAGGTACTTTTTCGGCAAAAAACAGGATTGATAACATTTGTTTGCATCGAAAAAAAATGCCAAAAAATGCCGGTTTTGGCACTATTTGTATCTGATATAATGTTTAGCAAAGTCAATCGTTTAGTGGCATTTTTCACATTTTTTCGATTTTTTGAAACCAAAATATCGAAATTTGAAAATTTCGACATCTTACTGAAACATGCTCATAAAACTTACAACTGTGTTAAAAATATCAATTAATGGTTTAAACCTCACAAACAATATAGGTAGATCTTATATGAGTGAAGATAATCAATTAAAATATGTATGTGAATTATGTAATTTCAGTTGTACAAAAGCGAGTAATTTCAAAATGCACCTGAATACTGCTAAGCATTGTAAAAATAACGAACTAAAATTGCAACAGACCAGCAATATTGAACCACAACCAAGTGTCGCAACAGTAGTTGCGGGGAGTAATTCGTTACAATCAAAACCGACAAAACGTCAGTATAAATGTGAGTGTGGACGCGCATTTTCGGCGAGAAATGGTTTGTGGTACCATAAGAAAAAATGCAAGTTTAAGAATGAAACAATAGAGCAGGATAATAATATTATGGGAATTGTGCGGAAACAACAGAAGCAACTGGAGACGCTTATAACAAAATCGTCTGAACCAGTTAGAGTTGTCAATAACAATTATCTCAATATTAACTTTTTTCTTAATACGCAATGTAAGGATGCGATACCTATACAGAATTTTATTCAAAATCTCCAAATTGGCGTGAAGGAGCTGGAGCATATTGGAAATGTTGGGTATATAGACGGCATCCGCTCTATATTGAACAATTCATTATCGTGCATGGACTTGTATCGAAGACCATTGCACTGCACAGATCTCAAACGTGAAACGTTGTATATAAAGCAGGGGGATACGTGGCAAAAAGACTCGGATGAAAAGACTGCGCTGCGTCGAATCATTAAAGCCGTGGAGGATAAAAACTACGAAAATGTCACGCAATGGGAGAGAGATCATCCCACGGCTCTTGAATGCGATACCGAAGAAAATAAGGCATACTTAAAAATAATTACCGAAACATTGGGCGGCGACGACGATGAATCAAATGAAGCAACGAAATCAAAACTGGTAAAAAGCGTCCTCAAGGATGTATATGTTCCGCGATAAACGGATTAAAGATAATCATGATGATAAACCCATAATGATTATTATACGTATTTTTTCGTCATATTGTGGTAGTGACATATGGAAACAGTTTGAGAAAAACCATGACCTAACGTCAGACCCAGAATATAATATGCGATATAAGTTTACAGAAGGAGATGACTACACACATGTTATACTATTAAATACTGCGGCTATTGATCATAACCTACCTATTGAAAATGTGATTGGTCTTGCTCATGAGCCACCGTCTATTCTGGGCCTCAGCTTAAATTTTGTCTACTATGTTAATAAACGAGTATCTAACTACTATATTGGTTGTTATAGGGGGCTTCCGTCACAATTTAAATGCGACCATGCGTATATAATGCATGCGCCTCTTCCAAAGGAAATACCTACACGAAAAACAAAATTGATGTCCATCATGGTATCAAACAAGGATTTTATGCCAGGTCATGCATATAGAATAACCCTCTTGGAAATGATACTTCGTTCTAATTTTCCGATCGATATTTATGGTAGGGGTGCAGAGAATCTAATAAAACAGGGACATACGGATCCCCGCCTTAAAGGTTCATTTGAATCAACGGAAGCGATGTTTCGTGATTATATGTTTACAATCGCTGTTGAAAATACAGTATATCCGGCCTATTTTTCGGAAAAGGTTATTGACCCGCTCCTTAACTTATGTACTCCGCTTTATTACGGATGTACGCGCATTGACCAATATCTCCCAAATATGACTGTTCCATTAAATGGGCATCCCGGTGTAGATTTTCATCTAATTAAGGAGGTGTTGGAGAATCCTGGAAAGTTTTACAAGAACATTAATCCTCATGATGTCATGAAACGAACGTCCATTTCCAATGTTATTCACGAGCATTTTCTGAAAAATGAGGATGATCTGGACAAACTCGAAAATGAAATGATTTCCGAACCGGCTCCCGTCGCCGAAGAAGCATAATCATAAAAAAATATACATTGAAATCAATGTATATTTATGGGATAACCAACCCAATTATTTTTTCTTATTTGCAATGCGCGATGATTTTCGCGGTACGACTACGACATTCTTTGTAGCTGCTTTCTTTTCCTCGCGCTTTTTCTTCGCGTCCTCGCGCTTTTTCTTCGCGTCCAAATCTTTTTCGGTAGATGCTTTCAACATGAGCAGTGCTTGTGCCACATTTTGTTCATTTTGTTCACGCTCTTCGGTAAGTCTTTCTTTTCGGACTACACCAATGAGTTCACGATAGTTTTTCTCAATGACTTTGTGCTCAGCTTCCCATTCATCCATGTTATGAGGATAGTACTTCATGCGAACGGTGCGTCGCTTGTGATCAGCCAGCGCCTTCTTCATGAGTTTGAATAAGTTGAGTTCTTCGCCTTTGTATTCCATGATTTGCTTGTTTGTTTGCTTGTTTGTTTGCTTGTATGCATACAGTATTGGGCTGTCAACACAATCAATTTTATAAAAAAATAAATAACTTGTTTATAAAAAACAAGTCATAACAAGTTGCTTAAATGTATTCAAGGTCACGCAGTCTCCAATATTCACATGCGCCGCTCGGAAGGGGGCGTTTGATGATGAATGGGATTTTCTTTTGCTCGTATTCTTTGACTGCAATGGTATAACTGTCGATGATATTGGGTTCTATGGCAATCATAGGATGTGCCCCTCCATCAAGTTGCTTTGTCCTTTCACCGAGCACCCGAGCTCTTTCATACCGCGTGATGATTGGAATCGTGCGGTGAAATGGATCTCGGATCACGCCGGTATCATCGCGCGTAATATCAAGAAGTTTCTTGATTTCTTCGTAGTTATGCTGAACCAATTCGGGGTAGTGATTTGCAATCACGTCCTGCTTTATTGTGCTGCCGAACTTTTCATAGTCGTCATAATCGTCGTCCGACATGTCCGAATCGTCCCCAAGACCCAACATATCTGTGTCGGACATCACCTTTTCCGCAACAGGCACAGTCTGTTCTTCTTCGACGGGGTCTTCAACCTCAAACATGTCTTCAATCTCATCATCGACCACACTTTCATCTTCGTCTACACTGCTTGTATCATCATCGACCACACTTTTTTCGTCCTCGGACTCTTCTATTTTTGCATCTTCCTCGGGTAGTTTGTCTTCAAATTCGGGCATAGACGCCATATTGTTTATAATATTATGAGAATAGAAAAAGAGGATCAATTTTGCCCACTTCTAAAATTACACGCTTTTTTCGCTGGACGTCCACGTACTATCGCAAATGCAACACATATATACATATTTCATATCGCTTTCATCATATCTCATGTATATCACATCCTTATCAGTACCATTATAGGTTTCGCACTCTTTATTTACACAGAGCATATCATGTAAATGGGGGAGGGTAGGGTCATGCTTGGTATATTCATTAATGGGGATCCTATTTTGGGTATCGGTGTCCATGTTGATTACACATAATTCTCCGCTTTTTTCCGAGTATCCACAGCAACGGCAGTAATACTTTACTTCATTGTTGTCCTCGCGACCTACGCCAAGATAAAGCATGTTATCGCATTTATCACAGAATCTCATCTTAATATTACTTCACAAAAAAGAAGAGAGGGTGGTTCAATTTTTGCACCATGAAATACGATTTATTTCCTATATCACTTTACAACCAGACTCATATAATGGACAGACATACAATGTTATGGAAAATTGATTCCGACATCCACGAATATGTATGCATATTCTATCTGGGACAATGAGCTCTCTCGACGATTCTGATTTAAAATTTATAGAATTTGTACGTAGTGTGAGTGTAACCCGTAACAATAATATAGATGCGGTAAAAAAGACGAATACACGCATTGGATCCAAAGAGGCATCTATTTTAGGAAGGACGCTATCTATACCGGCACAAGAAGACTATAAAAAATTTCTGAGGCTTTATGCTCGCGATATTTTACGACCAGGAAAAAAAGAGTATTATACTGAGAAACAACTATATGATGACGGACCGTTCCTTATCGATCTCGATTTCCGCTATGACTTTGGTATAAAAACAAGACAACATACCCAAGATCATGTGGAGTCCTTCATTGCGGACGTGTTGGAATTCTTAAAAAATGCATATCAGATGGATGATGATACGAATTTTCAAGTGTTTGTGCTGCAAAAGGATTCGGTGAATTGTGTCCAAGAAAAGCAGATTACAAAAGACGGTATACATATCATCATCGCTCTAAAGTCGAATCGAGCAATGCAAATAATGCTACGGAATGAGATGTTGCAAACAATGGGCGGCGTGTTTGAAAAGCTGCCGTTAACAAATACCATGGAAGATGTTTATGACGACGGTATCACTGCAGGTCATGTAAATTGGCAGCTGTTTGGTTCTACCAAGCCTCAAAATAAGCCATACAAGCTATACCGCATCTATGACATCACATATGACAGTACGGATGGTGAGATAAGCATGGACGAACTGGATATAGAGATGTTTGACACGACAGACCCGGAGAACCTGTACAAACTCTCTGCCCGTTGTAGCGACCATCCGGCGCTGTTTCTACGACCAACATTTGTACAGAAATATGAGGAGTTCAAGTCGAAAATTACTGGCAAGGCTATGTCAAGTTGTCCGCGTGCTCCTGTGGGGATTGCATTTGATGGGAGCAACCGCGATATTATCATGAAAATTGTTGACGACGCATCATTGAAGATCGCGGAAGACATGTTCGCAGATTCTCTCGGCGATCGAGGAGTTGATCGAAACGTACGTGAAGTATATGAGTATACCATGGCCCTTGGGCCCGAATATTACGAAAGCGGGTCCTATAATCGATGGATCCGGGTCTGTTGGGCGCTGGCAAACAGTTTGTCCAATATCGATGATGTTGTTCGGCATCGCGAACGACTGCTGTTTGTATGGGTGCGGTTCAGTGCAAAGGCGTCTGGCTTTCGATATACCGGTATATCTGATTTGATTGAACGATGGGATGATGCGATTTCGCGAGCACAGACAATGGATGCGCCGTTATCATTCAGGTCGATTATGTACTGGGTCAGGGAGTCGAACCCCGATAAATATCGCGAAATATATACGTCAACGCTGGACTTTTACGTTGATCAGGTGATTTATGGCGCGACAGGCGGACGTGTTATTGGTCAAGACAATGAGAATGTTGGGGAAGATGTATATGCGGAGCTGCTTTATCAAAGTTACAAGAACGAATATGTATGTGTATCCGTATCAAAGAACAACTGGTTCAAGTATTGCAATGGAAGATGGAGGCGCGATGATGCGGGTCAGAGTCTCCGGAAGAGAATTACCGACATAAAGCGCATCTTTATGAACCGCATTAACCAGCAACAACAGAAGGCCCGACCAATCGTTCCTTCCGAAGATGGCGACGAAGAACAAGCAAGACAACGATCCCTTCTTAAGCGATTAGTGAAGATTGTCAACAATCTTGGCGCCACCAAACTCAAGGAAAATATTATGAAGGAGGCAAAATGTCTCTTTTACGACCAGGACTTTATCAACAAGTTGGATACAAACAAGGATATTATTGCGTTTGAGAATGGCGTTGTGGACTTTGCGGTGGGATGTTTCCGAAAGGGGCGGCCGGATGATTACCTGTCGCTGTCAACCGGAATTAATTACAGCGAACTCGGGCCATCGCATTCCAAGTTGGTAGCCGAAGTTAATGATTTCATACATAAGTTGTTTCCCGAGACCAATCTACGCGAGTACATGTGGGAACATTTGGCAAGCACATTGACTGGTCATAACAAACGTCAGAACGCTCACTTCTATATTGGTGTTGGCGCAAATGGTAAGTCTGCATTGATTGAACTCATGAGCTTGGTCCTTGGCGAGTACAAGGCGGACGTACCCTCATCATTGATTATTGATCGCCGCGCGAAGGTTGGCGGCACTGCGCCCGAAATCGTGGCACTTCAAGGAAGGCGCCTGGCGGTGATTCAGGAGCCATCGAAAGACGATGTGCTTAATGAGGGGGTTTTCAAACAGTTAACCAGCGCGAATGATCCCATTAGTGGCAGAGCGCTTTATGCGAGCGACCCGGTCACGTTTAAAGCACAATTCAAGTTAGTAGTGGCAACGAACTATCTAATGAAGATAAATGCAACAGATAATGGTACATGGAGGCGTATCGCAGTGGTCGACTTCAAATCGTTATTTACGGATCACCCAGTAACAAACGATCCGGAAAAACCTTACCAATATAAAGTGGATCGTGAGATGACAGAAAAGTTCATCCGCTGGAAGGAAGTATTTGCGGCAATGCTTGTTAAACGTGCGATGTCCACAAAGGGTGATGTGTCGGAATGTGAAGAGGTTATGGGTCGATCAAACGAGTATCGATCGAGTCAGGACGCGATTCTGGAATTCATTCGGGACAAGATCCGAACGACAGACGAGCCGGGATTCAAAGTCACCAAGTCGGATCTTGCCAGCGAATTCAGTACATGGCATACGGCAACTTATGGAAGAGGAGGTCCCACGGCGCGTGATCTGTATGACTATTTCTCGAAGCAGTTTGGACGTCCCAAAGGCACTGTGTGGAGAAACATTCGGATCATATACGGAAATGATACAGAAACCGATGATGAGACGGACGAAGACATTGGCGGAGATGATGAGGTTGCATTCCTCGAAGAAGAAAGTGGTTAACACTTCAAACCATATTTGGAGTGTTATTTTTACTTATCGAATGGTATACCGTGAATGATGGATGACACCATATGATATGCATCGCCTAACCTTATTTGAATGAATCTAAAAAGGTAAGGAAATACGAGGGCTATTGCGACGTATACAATCTTTCGGCCGAGCGTCATGTTTAATAAGTAAACAATGGCGACAAATACAACGAATGACACGTAATACACGTACCAAAGCATGTAATTGATTCTTTCATAATTAATGGCATGTGGCTCGTGAAGCTCTACCTTGCGTTCGGTTGTCTGGGCAGTCACGTTACTTTTCTTAAGTTCCTCGTCGAGTTTGAATGTTTCGTATTCAATATCTTTGATTTGTAACATGCGCTTTCGGAGTGCAGCCGGGCGGGATTCAAACCCTTCACTGTATTTATGTTCACGAAGCTCATGGTGCGCTAAGTCGTTAAGACGAAGTGCGTTTGGAAGATCAATGTCTTTCAGTAGGCTCATATCTTTTTTGGCCGCCTCAAAGTTTTTAATTGTTATGTTGTTTTCGTCATGTATTTTGTTGATCGCATCAACCTGGTCTTCAATCAATGAATATAGACCCTTGTTCAGTCCATTGTATGAAGTATTTAACTCGTTCTTGAGTCGTTTTTGTTGATTTTGTACCATATTAACCGCATCTCCTGCCATTTTTCTTATATGGAGCGGTGCACCCTTGTAATGTTCGGCTGCATCTTTGGGGTCAACATTGGCAATGGGCTTTGGATATCCTTGCCAATATCGTAAATTAAAGTCGTTTTTATCATAATCGGTATACTTCTTTGTTCTTTCAATTGCTGCAATTTCTTCGTCTTTTACACGCGTTAATGCATTTCTCCAATTAGTATCAATATCTATCGATTCTTCATCCTCGTTTTCAGTCGTAAAGGGTTCCAACGACTTATGTGCACTGTTTATATACGTGTCATAGTGTTTTGTAGTACCTGATAATTTTACACTTCCTGCATAGTCGCAGTCAGTATTACAAAGACCACAGAAACTCC